ATCACTAGGGATCATTTCAACAGGTACAATCTTTAGGATTGTTCTGTTACCTTTATAGTCTCGCCATACGGCGGGGTCTATATCCTTTTGAACTAAGTATTCTATCGCTTCTTCCTCTGTCATAGCACCGATAGGTTCAGCGTATGGATGTTCCTTTGGCTCTCCATCAGGCACATCTCTGTCACGTTGGTAGGTTTCTATTGGTGGCAGTATCCCACCTTCTAACGCACAAGCCATCCAGTTTGGGTCTGGCACTAATACCTTGGCTGGCTCATCAGGTGCATCTGGATCTTCGAACAACACACGATACTTAGACTGCACTGGGTCTAGCCTAGTCTTAGCTTCTGCTAACCTATCCCATAGATGTCCGTGGGTCATGCTAGGTCTCCGTGAGTTGCTGACATTAAAAAATTTAACTCAACAAAATTACCATTAGTACTGCCGTAGTACTGTTCAGTTGTGCTTGTTAATGAAGCGGTTGCGCTACTGCTTCGAAGTCCTCCAAAGCCTGATACGTTGGCGTTTGCTGATGCGGTTACTATATATTGAGTTGTATTCATTGCGTTAGTCGCAGTCACAGTGTAGTCAGCCGTGCCGTTGTCAGTGATGCTACTTTTGTTAAAACTTTCGTAAATGCTTACTGACCCAGAAACAGCTCCACCATTAAAATGAACATAACCCTTCGCAGACCCATTGGTAACAAACGTAGTCGCTACAGTTGTTGTGCCATCGTTGAGGTTGGATACTTCTAGTGTACTCATGCTAGGTCTCCGTGAAAGGTTAAATAAACAAAATCACAATCACCTGTTGCTGTTCCGTTACTTGGCCCAGTGAAAACAGAAAACGCACTTGAAGTTATAGTAACTGAGGTATTGACGGAAATATTCCTTAAAGCACCACCAGTTCCTGTTAGTGCAGTTGCATTATAGTTCGTATTAGAAAAGCCACTGGTTAAATTTACTGTATAATTTCCTGTATTATTATCTGTCAGACTAGAGACATTATTATCATCTCTTATTGCTATAGTACCTGTGCCGTTAAAATTAACCCAAGCACCAGCAACCCCTGACACCGCACGACTAGCTGTTTCACCTGTGGCTTTGATGTTTGTGACCGTTATCGTACTCATGCTAAGTCTCCGTGAATTGTCATTGCATTTGAACTATCAACAGGACTACCACTATCACTCGAAACTCTAAGCCTACCACTACCAGCACTTAATGTTTGCAAATATTCTATATAGCTACTGTTTTGAGTGACAAATCCAGAAGGAGACCAATTACCTGACAAAGAGTTAGTAAAAGCGTAAGTATAATCACCTGTTCCGTTATCTGTACTTGAAGAAATATTAAAGCTGTTATTTAGTGTTGCAGAAGACGAAGCCTGTAACCAAGCTTTAGCAGCGTGTTGCTTCGTCAGCGTAACAGGGCCAGTGCCAGCCGCATTACTTACCGTTGTAACTCGTATCTCAGACAATGGACAAGTTCCCCCCTGTTGTAATGGTAATCGTAATTCCACTCGCTACCGCAAGAGGTCCGGTGCAGGAGGCATTTTCTGTCGCGTCTATTGTAACGTCACTATTAAGAGTCTGCTCGTTAATTCTAAAAATGTCACCGCCAGCGTTGGTCTGTCCAATCTCGCCGCGCTCACCCTTAAACAAACCACCCACAGTGTTTGCCGCTGGGTTTATAGTAGCGGCTGGTGGACCTAGATGTACAACGTAGATGTTGTTTGTGCCTGTAGGCGGGGCTGAAGTAAAAGACAGCGTAGTGCCTACACAACTGTACGCAACCGCAGGATCTTGGATAACATTCTCTACAACCACACGAAGAGCGTTGTTGTTTCCAGCCTTTGATAGCGTAAAGTCGGTAGTAGAAGCATCACCACTAAAGGTATCCTTAGTGGTGCTTGTAAACGCTGTAGCTGGTTCGTTACCTAAATATGGCATCTATAGCTCCTACGATGATGTGTCTATCTCAAGAATACTCAGGATTGCATCGACTGACGATGCTGTATCCGACACGACTTTAATTTGATCATTATGCTCCATGACAACCTTTTGATCCCCACCAATCGGGATCAACGCACCACCGCTTGGTATCGGTGCGTCCTTAATAATATGGATTGTATCACCAGCTTGTGTGTTTAGCGTAACGCTTACAGTAACCTGAGAAGCTGTAACGTTTGCTAGAGCCAAACCAATCGCTGTGGTTTGTACATCTAATAAAACAGAGTAACCACCAACTGCTGTAGCCGTGGTGCCTATGCTTGTTGAGAACTTTCGTTTGAAGGTATTTGTTGCCATCTAACTATCCTAACGCAATTGATAATGCGACAGCAGTACCCGCCGCGTCTACATTTAAACCAGTCTGAGCTTTGCCCTGTGCAGTAGCATCTGCCATGCTCAAGTCTGTCAATCCTGTTGCTACACCACCTGTGATCTCAGGGTTTGACATCGCCAGAGTGTCACTCAAGCTTATCATATTTGCTCCTGATCCGCCACCATCACCGTATACAATGCTGACTTTTCCTGTTCCTGGCACTGTAACGTTGGTTCCGCTACCCTGTGTAACAACTATATTTCTATCCGAAGTCAGTGAATTTTTAAATATAAAAAACGCCTGAGTTGTGTTTGGCGAAATTGTTACAGTCACGTCTGCACCAAGATCAGATCCTGCATCTTTGAACTCAATTACGCGATACATACCGTCTGATGCGTTGCTCGATCCAGATGATGGAGAGCTTGGACGCACTGTTAAAGTATGTGTTGTGCCTGATACAGTGACGCTTTTGTATCCAGCCAGACGATCAAATATATCAAAATTATGGTTTGTGGTAGTACCCCATGTACCTGATTGTTCACCAGTTCCCGGCTTTTCAATCGCAAAGTTTGTTGTAAACGTACTAGCCATATATCTCTCCTATGCTACGTCTTTCCATGTCGGGGCTTGTAAACGATCTCCAGGTACAAATCCACTACTCGCTCCTTGAGGCTGTTTATAAGAAGGACTAGATAACGGATCGCCAGGTTGAAAACCTGGGATAGGAGGTTGAAAACTTGGGTTTTGAACCGGAATAACCTGATCAAATACTCTAACATTTCCTGCGTCTCCTGTTGCCTCAACGCCAGTTACGATAGCATCTGCGTTTGCTTGTACCGTTACATTACCAACATTTGTCGCACTTGCCAATCCCGTTGTTAAAAAGTCTACAGAAATACCCGCAATGACGGTGCCGACATATCCTCTAACAAAAGAAAAATCAGAATTAACCGAAATATCTGCATCAGCTTTCGGAGTAACCGTGCCTACTGCACCGGTGCTTGTTTCACCTGTCGTAACAACATTACCAACGCCATCTATCGTAACAGATCCCACACCACCCGTAGCTGCAAGACCTGTTTCAGGCACGTTACCTGTACCTGTGACAGTAACGGAGTCTAATCCACCAGTAGCTGCAAGACCTGTAACACCAACATCAGCACCAGCCGCCGCTACAACCGTGCCTACCGAAGCTGTGGCAGCAAGACCCGTTGCAGGAGCGTCTGTACTACCTTGAGCCGTGACAGAGTTAAGCGCACCCGTGCCAGCAGAACCACTCGGCGATATAATTGCAGTGCCTGTAGCCGTAACGGAATCAACAGAACCCGTGCTTGTTGAGCCTGTAACCCCTACATCAGCCGCAGCCGCAACGACAACAGAGCCGACGCCACCTGTAGCCGCCAGCCCTGTCTCTGGAATACTAGCCTCTGCAACAACAGAAACAGATCCAACCGCACCTGTTCCTGCCACTCCCGTAACAACAATCGGAAGGGATTCGCCCCAAGTCCCTTGGGACCATGTGCCTCTCGCCCAACCCGAAATTACTGTCATGGGACCTGGTCCGTTTAAGCGATACGGATAATAGCGTTACTCGCGTCCGCTGTTGGGAACTGAATAGTAAAGTCTCCAGCAGTTGATGTCTTATCGCCACCAAACGCTAAAACAATAACAGCTTTATCTGAAGCATCACTATTATAAATCAACGCTCCGTTTGCTGTAATTGTCGCTGTTGAAAACGTTAAATCAGAAAAATCTGTAAACGCCGTTGTACCACTTGTAGTAGGGTCCACTCTGGTTAGAGCCGATCCACCAGCAGAATAACCTGTACCAGACACTTCGTTTGATGTAGCATAAGCCGTTGTCGAAGCACCTAGCGTTGCTGATGAAGTAAACAGAGCAAGCTTAAAAGCACTTCCTCCTGAGTTTTTAAAATTGTGTGTTCCCTCAAGAAGTTCTTTCTTGAAAGAAGTACACATTGCTTGCGTGATCGCCATGTCATAATCTCCTTATTGCGTCAGCCAGTTCTGGATGCCCTGCATCTATAAGGGCATTATACACGGTTGTGCGGTCACTGCGAATAGCTTCTCGCATATAAAATGCAACCACCTTTTCCATGTGCTTTTGGAACGCTCGTGCCTGATCCCTAATAGCAGGATGTGCATCATCAGATACACTAATCAGTTTTTCTACACAGCGTTCTGCAACTTCATCGGGAGTAAATCCTCGATTTTGTGTTGTGTGTACATTAACGATTGGATCGCTAGGTATATCAAAATTTAATTTAAACATTATTGTTTCGGCCTTATTACTTTACCAACGCGATAGTCTTGCGTAGTTTCTTTTGCTTCTCCAAGCATTTTTAACCCAATCACAGCTTCATTAAACCGTTGATTATATTGAGCCATTATGTCCTGCTCACCCTTCATAAAAATGTATGCTTCAACTAAAGAGCCATACAACATTGCCAAGTCAGCGTTATCACTTAACCATGTAGTGTCTGTCCCTGCCCCAGAAGTTAAACTAGCAGGTCTAAACAAATACTGAACTTCGACCGCGTAGTCCTGATTAGGAGTAGGAGCAACAATAAAGTTGCCCACATCAAACTGAGCATAGTATCTTGGTACTCCTGTCACAGTATAATCAGGATTAAACTCCTCTATAAAAGAAAGATCTTTAAACTCAAGGAACTGTTTCTTACCACTTACCGTTACGGTTATAGAAAACGGAGCCAAAAAGTCACTAGGCGCACCAAGGTATTGATTGTTGGTTGTCATCGTACCAACTTGGTTTCTCATAAATAAATTCAACTGAACGTTCTTGAGTATACGCTCTTCAGCGGCCCGTATAAACACAGGTAGATTGTTTACGAAAGTCGTCTCCGAGTTTTCCGTATAATCTTGTATTGCCTGTTTCAAACTATCGTATGTAAAACTCATGGTGTATTCGCTTGGCCTCCCATACCTGAATGGTTGGTGCAATAGTAATACAACGTTGGAGCACCTGATGCTACTGTTATCTGTGTGTACGCTCCAGAACTACCCGGAGTTCCCGCTGTAACGACACCCGTGGTGTACGCCGAACCACTATTGTGTGTGCCATCTGCAGTGGTGCTAAAGCGTAAGGGGTGACCACTATTACTTGAGTCGCTCTGATCAAACCGGAACACACTACCCTCGGTTAGATTTAACGTTGGTGATACCGATCCATCGATATAATACTTATTACCACTGCCGTATGAATTAGTACCAGAGGCCACCGTAACTGTATAAATCGTTGTGTTTTGCACTGTTGTTACAGAGCCAACAGAACCCGTAGAAGCGGAACCTGTAGCCGCAGCGGTAACAGAAGCAGCTGGAGTAGATATGGTTACAGAACCAACAGAACCCGTGGCTGAAACAAAACCTGAAATAGTCGCTGTAACAGGAAGTCCTGTTTGTACCGTTACATTACCAACCTGACCTATACCTTGTGTTCCTAATGTCTCAGGTAAAAATATTGTTACAGTGCCAACTCCACCCGTAGCAACAAGATTGTTAGCGGGAGTTACTCCTGGTATTTCTCTGAAACCAACAGGATTAAATCCATACTGTAATGATCTCTGCTCATCTAGCCCTGTTTCTGGACGTGGATCTCTCAACGCCTGTGGATCTGCACCTACACGAGGAGGTTTAAGTTGAGGGTGTTTTGCTTCAAACTCGTCTTTACCTACAAGTAGTCCGTTCCATTCTTTACGCATATCCCTGAGTCGATACCGAAAACCAGATCGATCTGATATACCGTAAGCTTTTTTGCCGGACGCAAATGCCATTATACCCTCAAGTATTGTATACTAGGTTGTAGTTTCAGAGGTGTTCTATCTTCATCCTCGTCAGACGCACGTTGGAACTCTTCTTCATAAACAGATTTTAACAACTGAATCCGCTCTGGTGCACGTTTCATAGACAGGTAATATGCTAATCCAGCCACCATACAAGGATAGAAACGAAAAGGCATATCAGTAGTATTAGTAAGAGTATCAGCATCCTCGATTCGTTGCACATAATAATAAACTATCTGATCTGTTGAGTTTTCCGGAGTAGCCCAGATATTAATAACCGGAGCAATCTTTCTGTCAAAGTAATACTGACTTGGACGAGCTTCTGTGGTTTTGCTGGGGATTGTTAGATATTCACCCCTGCTAATTCTGCTTAGTTCAAAGTCTGTACCGTCACGTCTTAGCACTACCTCAAGAAGATCCACCACATCAGATGTCAGTGTCTCTTGGGCCTGGCCCTTGGTAAGCGTGAGCGTTGCTTGTTTTATTGTCCAGAGATTCAAACCTCTGTTAGCCCATTCTGCAAACATCAGGTTAAGAGACCGACGAGCCGTCTTCGCATCGTAGCCTGTACGAACCTCTAGTCCGCATCTTTCATATGCTTCTTCGACGATGTCAGCTACATCTAGTTCGAAGTCTCTTGATCCTGAAGTTGCCATAACTTAACTCATGTGTGGTTTCTGGTTAGTTTTGACGATAGCTGCTCCACCGTTTCTAAAAGATGTTACTCTGCCACCATCTTTTTTTGTAATCTTATAAGATCCTTTCATCATCTTTCTAACGACTTCGGGAGCTTCTTTTGATAAAGCAGCTAGACCAGGATTTTCTGATTTACTAATAGATTTCATTTTTCATCCTCATTATAAAGATTATCAAACACTCGATTTACATCTAGTGTATAGTCTAAATCACTTTTTGAATAGTGTATATGTTGTGAGGGTCTGAAGTCTGGTGCACCCTCTCCTACAGCAAACCAAGCTGGATGTGTCACACGCACCCGATTGTTTGGTAACGCAACAATATTACCCGTCCACTCTCCTGCATCTAAAAGTTGTAAAACATGACTTTGTTTGTGTTGTGCAGGATCATCAGCAATCTCGCTGTCAGTGTAATCTACAGTAAACAAATACTTGGCAGGAAACATCTGACCATCGATCTTGGCTAACCAAGGACACGGTGTTGCCCTGTCCAAAACATAAACGGAGTGATTATGTGAGGAACAATCCCAAGGCTGTGCGTCATGTGTCGCCATGGGTTCAGGCCATTCTTCTAAAGGTATATCTGCAACCAAGGCAGTTATAGGCATCCTGGCCCACATCGCACCGCCGTGAATTGTATCTTCTTCCTCGCCTTCAGCTTCACATCCCGTGAAGATTACTTGAAAACTAAGAGATCTATTAGGTATGGTTGTAACTGCAACCACCATAGCATGGAGAAACTCGCCGTGATATTTCTCATGATTATGGGTGTACTCACGACGAACCCAAGCCTTAAAGTAAGGTATGTTGCTTTGTAGATAGGACATTATAATTAAAAGGTTCTTACTACTCTACCACCGTTTCTCATACCCTTGGGACTAGGTACACCACCAGCTTTCATACCTTTAGGTTTAGACACGCCACCATTTCTCATACCCTTGGGTTTGGTTTTACCACCGTTTCTATAACCTTTTTTCTTCTTAACCATTTTAGTCTCCTTTAGAAAATTCTTACACCTCTGGTAGCTACTAAACCACCACCACTAGCCTTCCAACTTATTCGTTTAGAAGACTTCTTCTTCTTTGCAGCAGAAGTACACTGCGCCATTGTAGGTCTACAAGCAGGGTAGCCTCTGCGTTTTTCACCCTTTTGACGACCACAGGGTTTACCTGTCTTGCAGTCAACCCAGCCCTTACCTTGATTTTGTGCAAACCATTCACGAAGGGAGTTCTTTGCCATTAGAATATCCTCGTAACCTGTCGTTTCTTTTCTTGCATAGCAGGGCCACAACCAGCGGCGATAAACCCACCGTTTTTAAGATTTCTTCTTGGGGGTCTTTTAGGGTTATCGATAGCCGAAACTACACCACCTTCAGCAGCTTTTTTAGAATTACCCCAGTTTTTTGCCCCCACTTTACGACACTTAGAAAGTGCCCCTGAAGCGTATGCGCTTGGCCAAACCTTGTATCGGCTTTTTACTTTGTAATAACAAGCGTCTCTTTTTGCCTTTTTTTTCGCCATTAGTTTGCCTCCTGGGAGTCTTCGATATTTGAAAAGGTATTTGTGCGCGACTTATCAAAACCTAACATCCTCTTCACCACATTTTACAAGACCAGTATCTAGCCTTTAGTTTATCCAACGTGCCTTTGTCACAGCCGTGACGGGCACGAAAAGATTTTCTCGCTTTCGGATTAGACTTTCTAATCTTCATATTAGCGTCACCGAAACGAACAATCTTTTCTTTGCCCTTATCGCAAGCCTTTACAACAAACTTTTTACCACCAGAAACCTGACGTTTCGGCTTGTTGCATTTCATCTTGGCCTTGTCGATCTTAGCCATTCAGCTAATCCCTATGCAATGTCATCCAATAATGCACAAACAATACAAGTTGCAGTCGCGGCACTTGATCCATCGTGACCAATTGCGTGTACGTCAGCAACTGTTGCATTTGGATATCTACCATAGAAAGACTGATTAGGACTAATCTTAACAGCGTCTGTAGTAGTGTTTGCTACAGTCCCAGCATTAAAAACAACATAGATATCATTAGCTGCATCTGTATTTTTGATATAGATAAATTCAACCTTATCACCTGTTGCCACTTGACCGGGATCTGCATTAGCGTTTACCGCCGTATAATCGGTGTAATAACCCTGAATTAAATCCGTGCTTGCTGCTGTAACACTGGTTAGTTTGTAGTACCACTTGTCGTTCGCATCCTTTGGCGAAACGGTGGTTGTGGCTTCGATAGTTTTAGCTATCTCGTCCGGTAAGATCGTAGTCTTCATGACTACTGTAGCTGCGTCAGCCATGTTTTATCTCCTTTACACTCACCCGAAAAATCCAGTTATCGAAGTGATGTTAGTTAGGGTTACATGGCACTCATCCTCGAAGATGATACCATGATCGGGTATCGTTACTTGTGTGTCATCCGAGGTGTTAAACACCATGTCTAACAACGTTGCTCCACCGCTACCGTTTTTGAAAACTACTTGAGGGGACCCGCTTGAGGCTGTCTTCACATAAAAAGACTTCAAACGAGTCCTACCGCCTTGTAGTGTATCAGTGCTAGTAGCTGTCTTTGCGAATATAGAAGCAGCCATGTGTTACCTCCTCTAGGCGTTATTGATGCCTTGGATGTATTCAACCGTAACATTACCCGCGCCAGACGATCCCGCTGAAAAGTCTATAAAGATCGGAAGATCAGCGGTTCCAATGTCTACCCAAGTATCCGCATCTGTGATTGTTCCAGCCGAACCAAGTTTAATAACATTAGCTGCTGTACCTGCGGCTAACGCAGTAAACAATTCAGTAGCAGTTGAACTCGTGCCCATGGTGATGTTTGCGGCATCACATGCAGTGGTGATATAAACCCGTATTTCAACGATTTGACTGTTTGCAGGAATAACGATTCCTGTGTCCGCAGCAGTAGTAGACTGTGTCCAAGACGCTGTTTGCGCCATTTTAACAAAACCCACATTTGCTTTGTTGGTTCCTACAGTTGTGCCTGTAGTATCCTTTATTGTCCCAGCTTTAATAGGACCTGAAAAAGTTGTTGTACCCATGTCGATCTCCTGTCTGGGTTAAGTCAGTGACCCCATGTCACTGTCAGGGATAACAATACTATACCACAGGAAATATAAAAAGAAAGGGGCAACCTAAGTTGCCCCAGTTATTCAGGGAGGTAATCTTTGCAAAAAGACTACCTCATTGTATCACAAATTATGCTCCGGGTGAACCGAAAACACAACGTGGGTCTGAGAACCCAAAGCTGTAACGCTCACGAGCCTTGAATCTCATGTTACCAGTATCGAAGTCAGCTTCCATACCAGTGGACATTGGCGTACGCTCAAAGTGGACAAATCCACGAGGTGCGTCTGTCAAGATGAAGAATGCATCTGGATCAGTTAGGAAGTCGTTTACCGCATAACCTTGTGGTAACATCCCCATTGATCTTAGAGCATTTACATCGTTGTCCGCTGTACCAACACGTAAGTTAGATACCATCAAACGTTCAGCGATAAACTGTAGCTGACGTGGGATGACCAACTTTGTGCCACGTAAAGCAACTTTGAGACCACGCTCATCAACAAAACCTGCGATGTTGATCAAAGCATCTTCGAGAGATGTTTCGTTCAAATCAGCCGCAGTTCCTGGTTCGTTAGCAAACGTACCACCGCTTGTTAGTGGGTGTGACGCATCACACAATGCAACTCCGTCGCCACCAGCAGAAGCACCTGCTGTGAAAGCGTTGTTCAGAATTGAAGCAGCTTTAACCTGCTTTGTGTGTGCCATTGAACGAGCCAACGCACGAGTATAACGTGAACCAAGACGATCATATAGATTGTCTTCCACTGCTTCCTCAGTAATTGAGAAGGCAAGTGCCACAGTCTCGTGGTTGTAACGAGCAGTGTATGCTTCGTTAGCGTCGTCAAAATTTACAGCAGAACCTTCCGACTTGGTTGGTGCTGCTCCGAAACCACTCAACATCACTTCTTCTTCGAATGCTCGATCAGAAGATTCTGTTGTGAAGATCTCTGCATGTTGGTTTTCGTACCTGTCGTACTCCATACCAAACAAGGCGTTGAGACCTGGTTCCAACTCTTTCGCTAGTTGTGCGCGAGATATAGCCATAAGTCAGTCTCCTTATACGCCAGTCGTTGAAACAGTACCACCTGCAATAGCACCGTTCGGTGAATTGAAGGAGTTGTTCAAACGTACGATTAATGGAATACCAGCCGCAGTGAAGTCTGAGTTTTCAGGGTCATCTTGAATACCCATAATTCTCAAGTTCAAATTAGCGGTGGTGTTGATTGTGCTGACACCCAACTTAGCAGAAGAAATACCTGTGGTTGTTGAACCAGAAGTAGCTGTCGCAAAGTTAGCATTAGCAAACACATGCCCTCGTGCAGTCGACTCACTTGTTAGTGAAGCGTCTGAACAAATCACAAATGATTGTAATGGATTGTCGTACACAAAACCTTTGACGGGAAAATTAGAATCCGCGCCAGAACCAGGCCAGTAAGGTGAAAATATTTTTTCACCAGTGGTGGACGAAACGTATTCCGCACCAGCAAACACACCCACGAGACCTACAGTCCCACCAGCAGCCGCGCCAACAATATCAATAAAGCCTGTTGACAGCGGTATTACGGGTGAACCTTGGTAAATCGCGTTTGTGTTACCGGAAGCAATACGATACTCGGTCGCACCAGTGGTGTTGTAGCCTTGACCGACTACACCAATCGGACGGAGTCCGAATGCAACGTTAGTATTTGCCATATTAGCAATCCTTTAAGTTAATTG